GTTGTCGTTGACCAGTTCGCCGAGCCGATCATCCTGTTGTTTACCCATACGGAAATGGGATGGACTTCCCGCTCTGTGAAACTAGGGATCGTTGAGGACAACCATCCATGGATAGTTTCTGGCTGTTTCAAAACATGCGTTTCGAGTGGCGCACCTTCGAGTTTTGATGGATATATGTTGATCATCGGTAGTAAACCACCTTCAGATACCTGCGTTCAAAATCCGGTATTCTTAGCCATCGACAATTGGTATTCGGATTGATTTCCATAATCGCCAAGTCTCCGTCAATCTCAACCACAACAGCAACATGGAAGCAAACACGCCCACGGAACACAGCAGCAACCGAGCCAACCTCGAGTTTGCATGGATTGCAGACCTCCATCTGTTTTGCGACTTCTTGGTATGCCCTGGTAAACTCAATCGGCATCGTGTGTCGGACATGGCCGTGTGACGGCAACAACGGGAGACCATAGACCACATGCCGGATTTCCCTGACCAAACCCCAACAATCATATCTAAATGGCCCGCGTGCGCCGTCCTCATACTCTTTCCCTATGTAATCGTTGAGTGTCATAATTCATGCAGATGTATCGATTGTGTATGTACAGCTGCATGTTCGATCATCTACCCACCGGATAGCCACATTGCTTAAAAGCAGTCCGTGCTTGTCAGCTACAGACTGAAGCGCAGATGCTATGTCATCGTGCATTTCGTCCTCTGTGTATCTTTTTTCGTTATCCACGCCCGCCTCCGTTAAATATATTTCAGTCCCGGCGCAAACGCAGCCGTATATTTATCACGCGGCCATGCGGTGTTAAGCAGGTCAAAAAAACCAGCCTGAATCTGTATAACTGACCCTTGCATGTCGCCTGATAACACCGTCATTCTGTATGGAGTATCCGCCGGGACTGTTTTGTTGGAAGCAAGGAAAGCCCGGTAGATCAAAGTCACGCGCTCCTCTGCTTCCAATGCATCGTCAATCAGGGCTTGCGCCTCCCCGGTAATGTTATCAATGGCAAACGTGAGCATTTGCGCCCCTGAGTTGTTTTTCTTCGGCAGGGCAACGGCGATACCGGCGGCAATAAATGTGACTTCCCGTTCATTCTCATCAACGCATGTATGGTTTTCAAAACCGTTGCAGATAAAGATCGACGATGACCACGCCGGGCATGACAACTCAATGGTATCAATTATGATATCGCCGCCGGATGCGTATACGGTTTCGAGCACGCTCATTGTGGCCAAGCCTCATTCATGGCTCGGTCAAAAATATCTAGCTGTAAAATGATGCTGGGATAGTAGAGAGCATATGAAGGATCCAATGATGGCTTCTCCCTGAGTTCGACTTTTGCTTTGTATGACCACAAATTGACGCCCACGAGTTGCGGCCCTTGCGGGGATTCCATGAAGCGGCATTCCTGAGCAATGTATCCAATCGGAGACTTGATGCTGATCATAAACCAATCGCCACCAGCCGCCGCAACAAACGATTCGAAAATCATCCCTTGAAGCGCTGTGAACAGCCAAGACAAATCCGCATAGGCAGGAACAGAGGTATAAGCTACCCGTTGCCGAGCCCGACCTGACACCATCTGAGTCCTGATGATATTGTTTTCAGGATTGATATTGTATCCGGCCCTGAGCGGTGCCGGTAATATTGCAGGATAGTCCATTATGACACCCTTTTATTTTAATATTTTCTCTGTTGACAAACCTAACGTTTAGTTATAACTTTTAACTATCAAACATTCAAAGGGATGATAACATGAAAATAACAACAACGGAAGCAATCGAAATACTCACTAAATGGCGTGATGAAGTCGGCGAAGAAATGATGTCTGTGCCTCAAATGGTTGCCGAGTTCGCCAGCCAGAGAGAGCGTGACCGCTACAATGCCGAAAGAAAAATCATCGGCAGGCTACCCCGTGCAAAAATAGAAGTCGGCCATAAAGTAACAGAGGTGTTTTTTGATACCGTTTGGCCGGACATCCTTAAAAGACTTGCCTCTAACCCCGCCGCGCTTCTCGGTTCCATCAAGTCAGACAAAAAATCAAAGAGCAGTGCTGCAAACGGCAAAAAAGGTGGACGGCCCCGCAAAACCAAGAATACTATAATACTAACTGAATCAGAATCTAAAAATATAGATGCACTATCTAGAGCAATTAAAAGAACAAAAGTATTTATAAATTAAAGTTCGCCTGTACATCTCAAAGGAGATAATCCATGAGTGATTCAATCAACAAAAAAATCAAAGCGTATGGTGTTAACGACTTATGTAAGTGGTTTGGTGTCCCTAGCCACTTGGTATTTGTCCGAGATTCGCCGACTATTCATATTCACAGTTCTGAGTTTGACAAAATAATTGGCGATAAAGCTAAGGTTGTGACATCCGGGTAACTATGCCCCCACCGGTTGCAGCCCGAATTTACGCGACATAGCCTTCTGTGCTTTGCCGTCGCCCATCAGGTCTGCAACCCAGATATCAATTACCCTGCGGTCGTCTTGCTGCCGAGTTTCAACCTGCCCGGCTTTTGATTTATCCTCATACAGGTTAACTATCGGAGCATCGCCGCCGGTTGATTGTTTCGATACGCTTTCGAGAGTCCTGTCTAGTTTCGCGCTTGTTTCGGCAGTCGATACGCGTTCGCCTTTTTTCAGCAGCCAGGTTCCATCTTGCGGGATCGAATCAATGCCGTCATGAGCCATGCCAGCCAGGCCCATTCCTGCGACCATCCCAGCTTGAGCATACCCGGCTATCATCACCATGTTTGCAAGCATTTCGCCGCTTAAAAAACTTCCGCTTGTCTTTCTCGCGTTGGATGCCGCCACATGAGTATTCACAATGATCATCGCCGCCGCCGCTATTTTTTCGACTGCAAACATGGCTTTATAAGCCGCGCTGTTTTCACCAGCAAGGTTTTTTACTATGTCGGCCATGGACTCAGCTACTGACGTATATATTGCAATCTCGCCTTGCATTGCTGCTAGATTTTGATCTTCCTGTGTTTTTAATCGAGTCTTCTCCAAAGAATCTTTTTTCGCTAAATACTCTTCAAAAATCTTATACTTTGCCTCTTCAGCTGCCTTGAAAATCTCCGTTTCTTCATCCCGGAATTCTTGGTTCTTTTCCTGCTTCTTCATTTCTGCTTCATACCATCTATCTAACTCTGCCTGTGCCGCGTCGATCTTGCCAATCTCACCGGAAGCGCCACCGACAACAGCATCAACCCCGCCAAATGTGGGCGCAGAAGTCACACCTGAACCGACTATTTTTGCCGCTTCTTCTGCCGTCGGCATTTTCCCAGCCTTGGCAATAATATCAAGCCGCTCCTGAACCGAATCAGTGTATTTTTCTTCATCCGTTCGTAAGTCATTCAGTAGCGATTGATAGTTTTTGAGGTTCTGATCTATTGCTTTCTGATCTCCAATTTGCTTTTTGGCCAACCCTTCTTGTGCTGCCTTTTCCGCCTCCAGTGCGTCAATCTTGGTTAATATTGCTTCAGCGGAGTTAAACTGCGATTTAGTCGCATTGTTGGTGTCCATCTCCCATAATTTTGATTCTGTTTCCGTCATCCCGAATGTTTCAAGCTGAAGTTTTAATGATTTGATTTGCTGGTCAATAGCGTTTTTCTGATCCTTGACGGCTCTGGTTGCTTTTTTTGTTACCGGTTCGGCTAACTTCATGTCGCGGACTAATTTTGATGCAAAATCAACTTCGCTTGGTTTTGATGCAAGTACACCAAAGTCGGGGATAATATCAGGGTTTATACTGCTTTTAACGTTTACGGAGTCAAACAAAGCCATGTCTGATTTAGTTGGAGCAGGTGCCAGCAATGGCCCCCACGGTGTATTGTTGCTGGATAAAACCATCCCTTTACGCGATTTAGTAATTATCGCATACAAGTCGCCGGCTTCTTTCAACTCGTTTTTCAGTCCTCTGATTATATTTGTAAAAAGGCTTTCTCCACCGCCTTCCATCACCGTTGTTTTTAGTTCAAACCATGCAGTTTTTAATCGTTCGGTTTCGGCAGTCATCCCTGCCATAGCCTTCTCGCCTGGTGGGAATGTTTTTTGTAATTCAGCGGCAAATTTGGGAAGAAAATCTTCGGAAATAACTTTGCCACCCTCAAGCATTTTTCCTAATTCGGCGGTGGTTACGCCCATAGCACGTGCGGCGATCTGGAACGCGCCGGGGAGTCGTTCACCCAATTGGCCGCGCAATTCCTCGGCCTGCACAGTGCCTTTTGACATCATCTGTTGGATTGCTTGTAAAGCCCCGCTTGATTGTTCGCTCGAAAGTCCTAACGCACGGGAGGCCCCGGCAACGGCGGTAAAAATGTCTCTCGCGTTCCCACCCTCAAGCGCGGTGCCTTTCGCTGCTGCGGTAAGTTTCAGGTAGGAGTCAGCAGTAGTTACAAGGTCGAGCCCAAGCCTCTGCGCCTCTGCCCGTGCAAATTCGTATTCCGCCGCGCCTTTTGATACGCTGCCGGTTGCCGCCTCGTATGAATTGTGAAACCGCTCCACGGCCATACCTGCTGCGTGGAGTTGCGACACCATGCCCCCGACACTAAATCCGGTGAACGCCAGAAGTGCTGCACCGTTTATGCCGTTGAGTCTTGATACGAGTGTTTTTGCAGCAGGGTCAAGTTCTTTCATCTGCGTTTTCATGGCAGAGTAAGCGCGTTTTATTTCGTCAGAAGATGCTACACCTGAATTTTTTATTGCATTGAAAGCCGCAATTATTTTTTGTTTTTCTGCGTCAATCTGTAATCCGCTTTTGATATCGAGTGCATTAAAAGAACGTTGGAGACGGTCAACGGCCATCGCTCCGTCAGTACCCATTTTCCCAATGGTTTTACTGAATTGTTGTGTCTGACGCCCGGCCTTGTCGAGAGGTCCGGTAAATCCACCAATGCGAGCGACAAGGTCCAACGTAAGCTGCCCCAAATTAGCCATTATATCACCCACTTATAGGTTCTGCCGCGAATAACATCATTCACAGCATACCACGTACACCCGATCAAGGCGGCTATTTTGACATAAGTTAATTTCTGGGTTTCCCTAAGCTTTCTGATTTCCCTTACCTGGCATTCCTGTAATGCGTTTTTTGAATCTCTCATCGCGGCTGCGGTTTTTTTGGCTCTCTCATCTGAATATTTACCCATCTTGACGCCTGTCTTTACAGCACTGATTCTTGCCTTTGTTTCTTCACTATGAGTATGTCCTGTAAAGTTTTTAGTCCTTTTAGCCGCAACTGACATTTTAGCTTTTGCTTCATCATCAAATTTATACCCCAGCTGTGACCCAGCCACCGGAGCGGAGTTATAAACAGGCTTCATGGTGTCAATAAAAGATTGTTCATGCTTAATCAGTTCATCAGGAGTGCAGTGCATCAAAATGCTGAATTCAAAGTGTTCGGCCCCGGTCTTATTCCAATCCCGTTGCATGAATTTGCTGTGGTGCCGATTACCTTCCAACCCTCGCAAATGCTCCCGCCACCGTTTATTGAACCGCATCGCGCTACCGATGTAAAACCGGCCATTCTTGGCATTACGTATCATGTAAATGCCTGTATGTGGTTTCGCAGTAGGTGCCATTATTTCCAGTTCTCCATGGCCTGTTCAAGCGGTATTGCGGGTTCG